GTCCCCCGCTCGGTCTCTTCCGCCAGCGCGTTGGAGTTGGGACCGATTACGCCGACCAAAGTCGCGACATCGGTAACCTCCCGCTGAGTAGAAAGATAACGTACCTTGACCGAGTCGCGGGTGTACTGCGCGACGTCCACGACGCCGGCTCCACCCTCGGAGATCCACCCGTCAAGCTCGTAGCCGTGCTCCTGGATGCGCGAGAACTCGTGCACCGTCTGGGACACGGAGACCTTGGGGATGGACGGCCAGAGCGCGATCTCCGCCATCGTGAAGGTCTTCGTCGCCAGCGTCCCTTCGAGGGACTGCGGCACGAGGGCCGACATCGAGCCGGAGCCGAGACCCGCGGGGGTCTGATAGCCGGCCTCGGTGGCCTTGCGAAGCTCCTGGTTCAACGCCGCGAGATCGCGGACGCTCACCATGCTGCCAGCTTGTGGGAAGTGCATTTGAAGCCTCCTCGGCTCTAGCTGATTCGGTACTGGTTCACGACGTCCGCCACCGGGGCGCCGCTTTCCAGGAGGGAAACGGCCTTGCTGAGCGCAGCCGCACGGTTCTGATCGCCGTTCGTCGTCTGGATGGCTGCGAGGGCCTTCTGGATGGCCTCACCGCGCTCCGCCGGCTTGGCGATGTCGCCAGGGTGCGGGATGGGCTCCGCGGCCGTGAGGACGGCCCTGGGCCCGACGGGCTCCGCCACGCGCTCTTCGACTCGCTGGAGCCCCTTGCGCAGGCTTCCCACGCTGGAGAATCCCTTGGCGATGTCGGTGCGGAGGCTCTGGACCTCTTCGCCGAGCGAGATCAGGGCCTTGGCGAGGCGCTGGTTCTGGTCGCGGACCTCGGAAAGGAGCGCGTCGGCACCCGAGGCGATGGCCTCGACCACGGCGGCGGTCTCGTCGGCCTGGGCGTCGAGGGAGCGCATGAGGATCTCTTCCTCCTCCGGCTCGTCCTCGTCTTCCTCGTCGTCCTCTTCGCCCGGGTCGTTGCCGGCGATGTCGTGGAGGTCGGCGACGGCCTTGGCGAGCTTGCCCGGGTCGGTCGTGTCACCGAAGGCGTTCTCGTCGTCCTCGACGGTGCCCTCCAGGATGCCGAGTCGCACGGTCTCGCTGGCGTCGTCCTCGGTCATGCCGGCTGATACGAGGCTCTTCCGAAGCTGGCTTGCGGTCTGCATGTGATGTCCCCAAAACGACGAAAGGGCGGCCCGCGGCGCGCTTCTGCGCCACGTCCGCCCCTCGTGGGCCTCCGGCTCCCGCTATGGCGAGCGCCTCGATTAGGGCCCCATGATCGCGAGAGCGATCCGCTCTGTCAACCACGTTTCCCCAGAACCGCCGAGAATTCGCCCCTACGGACCGGAAAGGGCGGCGATGGCCTCGCGGACGTCCTGGAGCGTTTCGCCCGTTCTGGGCGATCTGTGGGGGTGCTCAGGCGTAATCAGTGGAAGTTGTGTGCTCATGCGGCATTCATGGCACCGCACCTCGGCGACACCGCCCTTGATGAAGATCGCTCGGCTCTGGACCTTCACCTTGATCGCGTCCCCGCGCCACACGCCGAGAACGGTGCGACACCTCGTGCACCGGACCGGCTCGCCCTTGCGGACGGCCTCGGCCACGATGGCTCGGAACCCTCTCACCGGAGCGAGGCGGCGACGCGGGCGGCGTCCCGGAGGCGGAGGTCCGGGAAGCGCTTGAGCACCATGAGGGCCTCCAGGTCGGCGTCGGAGAAGTGCTCCAGCCACTCGGCCCTGTCTCCGTTGGGGTTGAGGGCGAAGGTCTCCGAGGAGAGGGTCGGGCCACCCTTCCGCGGCGACGCGCCCTCCAAGCTCTGCGGCGTGATCGCGCAGATGCTCCCGCCGCCGGACGCCGGGGCCAGGTAGCCGACCGTCGTGCTCCTCACGAGGCGGTCCTGGGTCGCCATGAGCGATCGGGCGAGCACCTCCAGGCGCGCGTCCGGGTTCACCGGGTGAGCCGTGATCGCCACGTTGAGCACCCTGGCGCCCACGATCTTCTTGCCCTCTCGCGCCGTGACGCTGCCCTCCACGGAGAAGCCCAGGCTCCGAGCGGCCCCGGCCTTCTGGAGCGCCATGGCGGTCTCGTACACCTCGCGGGCCTTGGACTTGGCAAGGGTGAGCACTCCCTCCACTCGCGTCCTGGCCACTCCTGTGGAGTCGTCGTAGACCACGCTCTCCGGGTAGCCGAGGATGTTCTCCGGGCCCGGCTGGTGCTCGTGATTGAACCAGCCCTTGCTCAGGAAGTAGGACCAGTCGATCCCCTTCTGGAGCACCGCTTCGCCCTGCTGGTCGATCTTGTCGGTGCTGACGATCCCGCCGATGCGCGCGGTCATCGGCTCGGCCTCGTCCGCGGCCTTCAGGATGCGCCACGGGACGTAGACGGAGAAGAGGTCGAGGCCTGCTGCGTGGTCGATCATGGGGTCACCTCAAGCGGGATCATACCTGCGGTCCGGTCGTGCTGTCTGCCACCTCGGTCCAGGCGCCGGAGCCTGCCGCTCTTGTCCGGCCTGTAACCCTCTGGAACGCTTATGGTGCTGCACCTACAGTTCGGGTGGATCGGCCAGACCGTAGCCTGCCAGTCCCCCCGCTTCCTGCCGACGTTCGTTCCGTTGGCCACGAGGTCGGTGGTGCGGAACACGCGCGGGTAGGCGCCGATCATAAATACGCGCTCGCAGTCGTCGCAGGCGCCGGGCTCCGGGATGCGAGCGATCAGGCCGTCCGGCCCGTCCTCGCGCGCTGAGTCCAGGACCACGCCTTCGGAGTACGCGCCCTGAAGCTCGGTCCGCGCGATGCGCTCGAAGTCCCTGGCCCAATCCTCCGAGGCGTGGTGCAGGTTGCTCGCGAGCTTCCTCTCGGAGGTGCCGTGCTCGATGGCGTCGGCCACCTCGCGCCGGACGGTCTCCCGGAGGCGGAGGCGCTTCGTGCGATCGACGTCTCGGACGATGGACTCGCCGTCCCACTCCTCGACGGCGGCGGCCGTCGCTTGGCCAACTACGTTTCCCAAGCCGCGGATGAACTCACCGGCCCGGTGCCGAGCCTGGAGCCAGGACTCGCGGCCTGTCCCGGTCATCCCCTGCGGCGGAGCGATGGTCATCGGCGCCCAGGACGGCTGTCCTGTCCCGCCGCCGGGCGGGAAGCTCTGCCTCCACCTCTCCTCCACCCGCGGGACCATTTCGGCGAGCGGCGCGTTGTAGGCGGCGAAGCGCTCCTCCGGCGGGAGGCTCTCGATCTCCTGCGCGAGGAGGAGGGCGAACGCCATCGGGTCCATCGGCTCTGTCCCGCCGGGTAGGATGGTCTGCACGGCAATGCGCTTCGGGTCGAGGACGCCCGCCGCGATCATGCTCTGCACGTGCGACGGGCTCATCCCCTCCAGGTTGGGTCCGAGGAGGAGGCGGGCGAAACTCTCATGGGCCCGGAGAATCGCCTCGGCCACCTCCTCGGCGAGCCGCTGCACCTTCCCGCGGTCAAGATCAGCCACGGCGGAGGTCGGCCTGGGAGATCAGGGTGGCCACCTCCTCGGCGAGGGCTCGTGCGCGCTCCTGGTACTTCGCCACCATGAGGTCCCCAAGCTCGTCGATGGCGCGAATCGTCCCGCGGCCGCCCTTGCAGAGCGGGTCGGGGAGGTCGAGTGCGCGGACGGCCTCGTGCACGGCCACGTCTACGTGCTCCCGGAGGGAGTCGGCGCCGAGGCGCTCAAACTCGCCGGGGGTGCTCTCTTCGAGACGGAACTTCATGTGATGAGGCTCTTCCGGGCGCTCCAGAACGCCTTGGGCTCCTCGATCTCCCCCTCGCCATGCAACTCCGAGGCGAGGTGGTTGAGGTGTCTCACCACGGTCTGCACGGTGATCGCTGCGCCACTGTCCTCCAGGAGGGAGTCGCCGCCCGCCGTCTTCGCCGCGATGTCGTGCTTCCCGAAGCGGCTGGGCGAGGTAACCAGGATGTCGATCCCGTAGGCCTCGCGCAGGCCCTCCGGGAGCATTCTCATCCGCTCCATGTATGTCGGGCGGCCCCCGACCCAATGCTCGCGGCGGCGGCGATGCCTGGACACCTTCACGACGGCGATGCCGTTGACGGTCGCCTCCCAAGCGTTCTCTCCGGGCACCTTGCGGCGCTGCACGGTCGTAGCGCCCGAAGGCTTCTTCGAAGACCACTGCACGACCTTGGGGCCCGGCGTCCTGCGCTCGCCCCTGGCAGAGCGGACGGCCGTGTCCCTGCGCTTCCTCTCGCGCTCCTCTCGGCTCGCGGCCTTGTCCCGCTTGATCCGAAGCTGCCGCTGGAGGTTCTTCGCCGCACGCTGCACGTGCTTCGTGTCCTCCTCCCCCGGGTCCTGCTCCACCTCCTTGAGCATGGTGAGGAGCGCGCCGGCCACGTCGGCGTCGAACGGCTCGGTCCGGTGGTACGGGTGACGGTGGAGCGGTGCGCCAGCCAGGGTGGCCACGGCGGCCTTCTCGTGCTCGCCCTCGGCGTCCCGGAAGCGGTGCACCACGTGCTCGCGGAGGCGATCGTTGACGTCCACGTGCATGAGCACACGGGTCCCGGCCATGGGGGCGGCCACGCGCCCCTTCTTCTCCGCCTTGCGCGAGACCGTCTCCGCCGAGGTGGCGTCTCCGGCCTCGGCGGTCGCGTCCGCTGCCGAAACGTGTTCCCGGGCCCCCGCGGCGTGCGAGGCGTGGTCCTCGTGCTGCTGCTGGGTCCAGCGGGCCGGGCCCTCGCGGTCGGCCTCGCGGTGCCTCGCCGTCTGCTTCAGGTAGGACGCGGCGACGGCCTCATGGTGCTCGGCGGCGGCGGCGGCCTTGTCCCGGTCGGGATACCAGTATTGCCGCTTCCCCCCGCGCACGCGAGACCAGCCGTCGTGCTTGGTGTTGGGAATCTTCGTCCAGCCCGCTCCGCCGGGCCGGTTGCCCTTGAGGATGTCGAGGAGGTCCGTGAAGGTCGCCGGCCTGTCCCAGCCGCCGAAGAGCGCCTCGATCGCCTTCTTGAGGACGCCGGAGGCGTTCACGGCCTTGAGGAAGCGGGCGAAGGCGGCGTTGATCTGCGTTCGCTCCTCGCCCTGCGGGTAAGGCTGCGCCTCTGTCCCGGTGGTCGTGACCGTCTCGGTCTTTCTGGATTCGTCGTAGACCTTCTTCGCGGCCCTCATCCGCTCGATGGTCTCCCCGTGCCGCGTTCGGTTCCAGTATTCCTCCTGGAACCACTTCGTGGAGCGGCTCATGGCCGGCTCGCGCCCCCGGTGCTCGTCCTTCCAGGACCTCGAACGCTGCGCGATTACCTCCTGGACCGCATTCCAATGCG